GTTCTGAATTTATATTATCAATAAATTGTCTAATTTCTGTAAAATTTGCTCCTACATCATCATCATCTTCAGGTATACTTGATATTTCATTATAAATCTCGGTGTTATGTCCATAACAATTATTAATTAATAGTTCAAGATCATTTGATTCAATTATATCTCTTATTTTATTTGAGTATTTTATATTATCGCTGCCAGATATAAGATGATTAATTGTGCAATGTTCTATATATGAACTACTATTAATATTTTTATTGTATTTACTGCATATTAAATTTAATAAAGCATAACATAAATTTTGCCCTTTATTTTCTTTTTCATTTTCTTCAATCATAAACTTGATAATAATATCATATTCTCTTTTATCTATTATAATGTTTGATATTTCTCGTTCTAATGTACTCCATATTTCTTCTGTTTTTGCAGGGTTTTGATCTTTAGGCTGCGTATCAGCAATTGTTATTCCATCTACTTCTTTAATTATTTTTTCTATATTTAAAGATAAATTATTCCATAATTCATCTGTGTTATGAAAATACATTATATTACATGATGTAATATTATTATCTTTTCGTAATTGATTATTAATACCTAATCCAGAATTAGAATAATATATATATTTTCTATTATTATACTCAAATTTATATAAAATTGTTAAATGATCATCTACAGAAATATCAGTTATAGAATTAGTTTCTAATGAAAATAACACATCCAATTTTAAAGTATCTCTTAAATATTTTCTGTTTTTAATACTTGATGAAAAAACCTTTTTATCAACTGCATGATCAAATAAATAATGTATTGGAAAATTAATTGATGTGATAATTCCAAATAAATCGCGATCTAATCTTTCATACAAATCATTTATTAATTTTTTTTTATCTAAAGTATCAAAAAAAGAAACAGTGTCCATAAGTTATATTATATATATATATATAACTATTTTTAATATAAATTATTCTATATTGAATAAATATAACTTTAAAATAATTAATGTAAATAATTTTTTAATATTGCAAATAGTCATAGAGATGGAAAAATAAAAGAGTTACTAAATAAACACAATACATTATTATATTCAGTTTCTTATCAACATTTTACAAATTTAATTGAAAATTATTTTAGTATGATGAAATCCACATTACAAAAATTAGATGGTTTAACTTATAAAGAATTAAAAACAAATATAGGAAAAGTCATTAAAGATATACTAAAAAGAAAAATATCAGAATATAATTAAAGGGAGTTATAATAAAACATAGAAGTATAGTAAGAAACCTTCTAATAGAAAAAAAACATTAAAAAAATATCTATAATTTGCACATTTAAAAAGTCGGCATTTTAAATGTGACAAGATGTAAAACATCCCAAAAATAGAATAATCTAACTGAAATGTTAGAACTTATTATTAGTAAATTTTCATTATAAACTATTCATCTATAATTAAGCTATTTATTATATAATTATCATTAAAAATTTGAAATATTTTTAATATTAATTATTGAAACAATAGTCTACTTGAATAATGAACGCATTCCTATTAAAAACACTTAAATATTTTAGTATTCCATTTTTAATTTTATTTATACATTGGATATCCGTATATATCTATTCAAGATATTGTATTCCTACTGATATGTATGGTATTTTAACAAGTATCATCACAACAGGTTCGCCTATATGCTCTACCCTTATAACTATATCGGAAAAGACATCATCATTATATATATCTACTTGGGCTTTATTAGGAATTTATATACTAAGTATAATTAATGACTTTTCTAAATGGTTCACAAATAGTTCACATATTGAACAAAAGTAAATATACTGTTTAAAATTCTAATTATTAAATATATGAATTTTATTATCTTATATTAAGTGAACTTTTTTTTGTTCTATGTCTTCTACCATTAGGTGATTTTTTTTTTAAATTTCGTTTTCTGCTTAATCTACCAGCACTATATGATTTACATTTTAATATAATATCATCTATTTTGCCTATCATTATACCAGGCATTTCTTCGGTAATTTGTATAAATCCTAATTTTTCATAATATTTAATTAATTTTATATCGTTGGCCTGTTGTTCTTCCGAGCTTCTACAAGGTTTTAAACTTGATGCGCCTAGAGATACAACTATATTATCTCTAAATAATGTTTTGATATGATCTAAAATCATTTGTAATAATACACGACCATTGCCCTTTTGGCTACTATCTTTTGTATCACATTTAAATAGAGTGATACTGATAATTTGTGTATCGGCATCTATATCAAATGGCATAGGTAACATTTTATTAATTTCAATTATCTCTTGATGATCCCTATAACTTATTTCTATTGAGCAATTTTTATAAGTAGCAGTTATTCCATCAATGCCCTGGTATACTATGTTCATATTAGTTAGGTTTATATATAATTTATTTATATAAATAATTTGATTACATTAAAAATTGAATTATATTGATTAAAAACAGAGTTTTAATAAAATTATATTATGAATAATATAACATTAACACTTGATTTATCAAGGTATCCGTTATTAAAAGATATTAATAAAGAAAATTTAAATGATATACTATATAATTTAATAGATTTAGGCTATGATATGAAATTCCGTATTAGTGCTAACCAAGCAGATAGTGTAATTTGTGTTACTGAGCAACCTTCAATGGAAAGTTGTATTTATAATCAAATATCAATATTAAATAAGCATTATGCTAATACAGATAGTTCAATTTCAGAACTAAATACAACTCTACATAAATTAATAGGTATATCATCTAATTCTACTAAAAAAGGTTGTTTTGCGGAGGGTATTCTTGAACATACATTTAAAAATCGCTATGGCGATATTAGGTTTGAGCAAACTGCGTCTACTGCGCATTCGGCAGATGCTTGGCTTCATCTACCCGACCACGCAATTATTATGTTAGAAAGTAAAAATTACACAAATACTGTTGCTAAAAAAGAGTTGGATAAATTTGAAAATGATATGATTACCCATAATGTTCGTTGGGGAATTATGATTAGTTTTAATTCAGCTATTTCGGGAATGCGTGAATTAGACTATCATGTATTCACCCATAATAAACAAACTTTTGTTATTTTCATAATATCAAATGTTCAAAATGTTGATGATTTTCATCGATTATTGGATTTAGGTTTACAGTTATTAAGAAGACATATTCAATTAGATAAAGAAGATATTAAGTTAGATTATGTAGTATCTGATATTACATCTGCTCTAAATGAACTACAAAAATTAATCGCTAAAAACAATATTTTGCGCGATACATTTTATACTATGGAACGCAATATTCATAAATCTATAAATGAATATTATACTATATTGCGAGATTTCCAATATGATATAGATACTTCTATATTAAATATTCTAAAAAAAGTAGATAATATAAAAGAAGATGCTAAAACTATAGTAATTAATTCTTTAACTAATTTAGGTAATCAAAATAAAGAAATTACGCATATATTAACTCGTGTTACCGATATGTGTGGTGAAAAAGGATTAATAATTAATAGAGATGCTGAAGGATCATTTACTAAATTAGTAATACTTGACTCAAAAACCTCAAATCAAATTGGACTTATAAAAATACAAACAAAAAAAATAGTAGTTGTTTTAAATGATAGCGATATAGAAATAGCTTTTTCTCTTGGAAAGGAAAAATCGCTTGTTAAAAATTTAGATATTTTACGAAATTTAATATAATATGTAAAAAAATTGATTTTATATCACTTTAAATTAAGGATAATAAACACATATAAATTGCTTATGTCGAATATTGAAATACATTATGCTAGTGATAGTCGTGTCATATATAAATATATTTGTCCAGATAATAAGATAACTTTAATGGATATTATGAATTCAGAAAAACCAAATAAGAAACCTGATACAGGAATTATGGAATTAAATAAATTATATATAAAATCATTTGTTTCGGATACTTCAATGAAGATTATACTCAACGCAATAACAGAACGTATTGTTGATAACGCAGAATGGACTTTTTTTGGTCGTATAGGTGTCGATTTTGATTATGAAAGTAGGGATGAATATCAAGAAAATCATTTATTTGTATTACATAACGGTTTAAATCAAGAAGAAAATGAATTTATTGTTAGTATACTTGATGAATTCAACGCAGAAAGCTTTCATTCGATTGGTAGCTTTATCTATGAAACGGAATTTCAAAAAATATTCTATATGGAAGAATAAATAATTATCTAAAAATACATTTATAAATATAGTATATATACTATTTTATGAATAATAGTAATTGCTATAATGTTGAAACTTCTAAAACACTATATAAGCCTGTATCACTTATTTTTCATCATTATCCAACACAATATATATTAGATAAAGTTAGGGCAAAAGAAACAGTAATATTAGAATACACGCGAAACATAAATAAAATAAAAAAAAAATTAATATATGTTGTAAATAAAAAAGAGAAAGAGTTAGGTATTATAAATGCAGGTGAAAATTACATAGTAAAGTTAGATGACCGTATAGAACGTCTGAAGGCATCGATGACTAATGAAGGTGAATTAAATGTTTTTTTTAATGAAACGCTAATACATTGGAATGAAAATGATATTCAAATACAAAAAACATTTGATAAAACAATTGAATATTTTAATTCATTGAAGGAATTAAGAAATAAAAGTCGAATTTTAGAATACGACCAATCAATTGATGATAGTGAAATCTGTAATAAATCAATATGTGTTGGAATTATTCCTAAAGAAATAATGGATATTCTAACTAAAATATCTGAAGATCGTGTAATACCCGATACAGGTTCAAATGAATATGCTGAATTAACTGCGTATTTTGGTGAACATTTTGAAAAAAACTGGGGTAAACTTGATAAAGAATTTTATACCGAAATTGATTTTATACCATATTATATTTTACCTAATAGCACTATTTTTTACATTCAACGAATAATAGCCTTACATTATAATTATAGGATTGAGGATCAATATTTATGGGCGTATTTGAATATGGATGATATTGATGAGAAAAACTTTTTAATTTCAAAATTATATTATAATTTATATGATGAAACGATGGGGTTAACCCACACAATAATTATGGATTTTTTTGAAAAGTTGGGATTTTCACATGATGATATAATGAAACGTGTTTTTAATATTGATAATAAAATTAAAGATATTGAGAATGAATACAGTAGTGGTATTATTGATGATGCCCAGCGCAAATTAAAAATAGAAGCAATTACTAAAACTAACTATAGTATTGATGATTTTAGTAAAATGCAACCTTTTAATTCGGTAATTATGTCGTATTTAAAATACCAATCTCTTGTATTTGAAACATTAACTGATAAAAATTTTAAAATTGGACAATGGCCTGATGAAAACCCGTATTTTAGTATGAGAACAAATATCGAAGGTAGTTCGATTCCATTTTTAAAATTAAATAGCAAAGATAATATCAAATATACTAATATTAATCAAAATAGAACACTGTGTAATTTTGGTTGTTTAGAGCGAAACGAAATACATTGGGTAGGTTTACCAAATCTAGTAGAATATATAAAAAAAAATAGGATTGTTAATATCTCTACATCAGTATTTATGCGAGATTATATATTATCAACAATAAATCGTTTTTTTTACAATATTGAAACAGTTGAACAACTTAATAGTATAATACCATATCCAACAACAGAAGATGAATTAAATATTTTAGATGAGCAAAATAGAATATTCCATCTGTATTTATATGGTAATTCAATTATTGATATTCCCGATGATTTAGAATATTCATTAAATTGTCGAAATTTAGTTGAAATAAAATTATCAATTGAACAATACATCAATAAATCAAATATTGAGCCTTTTAATCTTCGAGATATTTTAAATCGTATTATACTTAATAATGATATGCCTTTTGTTAGGTTATTTGATGAACAGAGAAGTGAAAATGTTTATCGTATTTATAAACCAAGTTTTGGAATAGGTAGTAATGATAAGATTAGTATTGGTCAACTTGAAAAGTGGATACATAGAGAAAATTTCGCCTTAAATTTAGGAAAATTGACTAAAATACATGAGCCTAAAAAATGTTTAACTTTTAAAATTAGATTATGTAATCAACAAATAACAAATGTAGTAAAAGAAATAGCAACAATTTCATTAACAACTAGTAATGATGATATTAAGCGATATAATATTTATTATAATGATGGTATTTTTGAAGAAAATGTAGAAGAGTATTTAATAAGTGATGATAAAAAATTTGTATACGAACATACACCTATATTTATTGATATTTATTTTTATGAAATTCAGGGAATGATTGATATAAAAGTTATTTTTCAGCCTACAGGTTTTAGTAATAATATATTCTATAAATTATTTATTAATAAAATTAATATTTTTATTAACAGTATCCGTAAAGATAACCCATATTTTGTATATTTAAATAATTTTGATGGTAGTAAATTATTGAATAGAACAACTGACTATTCAAATCAGTTGATTACCAATATGAGTAGTATTTTGGAGTATAAATATTCATCTAAATTTCATTTAACATATGATTATTTACGAAAAGTAGTGTCTATATTTACTCCTTTTTTTACAGTAATTGAACCTACTTATTTACCTGAAACAGCTGTTGAATTTTTATTTGATGGTATAAACTGGAGAAAAAATGCGTTTATTTTAAGAGGTAATATTGATGATGGAACATATGATATTGTGTATACGGAAGGTCTTAATCGGATTGAAGTGCCACATGTAAAACCTCATCTAATAAAGCAGGTAGGTGAAAAGAATAAAAACTATTATATTAATTTTAGATATAGACGCATAAGTAACTATATTAAAGAGACACCAATTATTGAAATCCTTAAAAAAAATTCAGATTGGGGACTTTCATTAGAACAAATTAAAGATAAGATATTAAAATTATTTGATATAAGTTCATCTGATATTGATGAACTTAATAAACGCGTAAATGAGGCATCCGATAATATAAAAAAACAAAATGATAAGCGTGTAGAATTAAATGGTATAGACATTAAAATTTATTTAGAACCAGAGGAAGATGAAACGAATTCAAAGAAATACAAAATAGAAATAGACCATTATCGTAATGGATATGATTTTTCATGTATATGTGAATTATTAGACCTTATATTTAAAATTTATTATACAATATTTGATAAAAATGATATTCATTTTATAGATGAGACATTTGGTATAGATACGGCCGATGCGACATATGAAAAAAGGCAACAAGAAACTGATTTTTTAGAAAAGCAAACAAAAATTGAGGAATTAAATATTCTTGCTGGATTTGGGTTTGATATTGAAGAAGAAGCAGAACCTTCTGAAGTTGAACAATCAGAAATTATTGAGAAACCTAAAAAAGAGCAAATTGTAAATCAAGAAATATTAGATTTCGACTATGAAATGATTGGAAATTCAAACAATCTTATTTTGGAAAAACTATACAAATCTGATAGAAAATTATTTTATTGGGAAAGTGAAGATAAAAAACAAAAATATACAATTGCGTGTATGGGCACTAAACGATATCCTAAAGTGGTTGGACCAGAACGATATAAATATATATATGAAAAATATAGACATGCATTGGGTTTAACATACATGGGTAATAAAAACATTGATGGGAACGATGAAATTTTAGTAGATGAAGAATATTGTGAACCAGATAAACCTATTGGAAGTGGTAATAAATGTGTTAGTATTCGGTATGGTTCTCAAGAAGAACCAATGCAGTGGAATAATTATTATATGTGTCCAAAAATATGGTGTATTCGGGATAAAATACCTCTACATCCAAGAGATTTAATTGATGGCGAAAATATAAATAAAGAAACGGGTTGTTCTAAATTTGAAAGTAAAGCTGATATATCAAGTGCTGAAATAAAATCAATATATAAAAACATTAAGGAATATCAGAAACAGGAATATATTATATGGCGTATTTGTAAAAATTGTGATGAAGATATTTTAAATCATAATATAAAATGTCCCGAATGTAGATGTGGACCATTAGACGCCACAAATACAAATATGATACCAACTAAAACTACATCATTATATATTACACCTAAAGATACAAATTTTATATATCCTGGTTTTGTTAATCCAGATAAGCATCCTAACAAAATACCCACGGTGTGTTGTTTTAATAATGCGAATAGTCGTTTAGAAAAAAAATTTTTGATTAGTAGTGAAAAAACAAATTACAATACACAAGCATATATTCAAAGTTTTGGTAAAGAATTACAACCAGGTAGGTTTGGACAACTACCATTGGCTTTTGGAGGTTTTATGGATTTAGATGTAGAGTATTTTAGTTCTACAAGTATTCGTTGTGAAAGTAATAGTAAAAATTATTATTATCGATATGGTGTGTTATCTACACCATCTGAAAATTGTATTAATATATTAGCTTTCTATTTGTTATTAAGTGATGTAAATGTAAATTCAGACACTATAACACTTACAAAATTAACAGAATTATTATTACATCATATTGTTAAAAAAATTACGGCAGAACAATTGTCCAAATATCCTATGATAGAATACGCTTTTCGGTCAGGAGATGTAAGTAGTTTGCAAAATTATATAGAATTTTTAATAAGTGATGACCCAAAACCAGATTTTACATTGCTTCAAATATTAAATCAACCAATGTCTTGGCTCTCGACTTTAGATGGAATACTTAATAATAGTGAAGATGAAGAAGATATTATTGATATTGGTGTAAATATATTTATATTATCAACAAATAGTGATGGTAAAATGGTAATTGAAATACCAAGAGGATTTGTGCAACCTTATGAATTAGGTAAAAAGGCAAAATCAATACTATTGTTTAGAAATATAAATATCGATAATATGTTAGAACCCATAATATATACAAATAAATCATGTGATAAACAACTAGGTGATAGTAATAAAAAAATATATAAGTTTTTTGATCATGATAATCCAATTATAATTAAAATATTTAATGAAATATTACCCAATGTGAATATTGAAGAAAGACCTATTGCGTTATTTAATAATACAGATAATAAGTATCTAAATACAATAGAATTTCATGATATGAATTATGACCGATTTTTAGAAAATTACGATAAATTAATAAAATTGGGATATACAATAATAGATGTAGTTATAAATCTGAATAATCTTGTTGTAGGATTTATTGTTTCTAGTGTATTTATACCAGTTTTCCCTTCAAGTTATACTGATAAATTGGATAAATTTAATAGAATAAATTATTTAGACATGTTAATTGATAATTTGCCTACATTTAATACAGTTCACGATATAATAAATTCACTTATCCAATACAATGCTGAAGAATTTAGTTATTTAAATCCTTTAAAATATATTACAAGCACGGTTGAAGGACAAAATTTATATACAGGATATTATTTAATATGTGGAACAATTGTACCGTTTCAACCAGTAAAGTCAATTGCTAATCAAATATATTCGAAACTTCATATTGATTTTTTACAAGTTGAGAATGCAATATCTGAATATAGACAAAAACAGAAGTTTACACCTAGATTATCATTACAAGATATATCTAAATTACCAAAGGAACATATAGAATTTGATTATGTTATTGATAGTGATAATATGTTAATAGGTATTGTTATATTTTCGTTAGAATTTAATGTAGGTAATACGTTTATTAAAATGGATGAGCAACTGTGGACATCACCATTACCAGAAAATATTTTTGAGGGTAAATTACCTACATATGATATTGAAAAAACATTGGAAAATTATACAAATATATATAAAAATTTAAATGGTATTATTCCTACTCGTATTATAGGACTGACTATGATTGACGAAACAAAAGCAATAGATAAGTTACTTATAGAAACGGGTGACTATATAGCTGTTAAAAAAGATACACATATATACAAAAAATATAAAGATAGTAAATATCGATATTTAATACATCGCATTCAAGAGGTTGAAATAGAAATAAATCCCGAAGATGAAATATATAATTATGAAAAATATCATACTGATGACCGTATAGATTTTATAATGTCCCTAAATTATAATAAATATAGTTATGAACGGTTTCGTTTTGAGTTATCTAGATTGATAAGTCTAAGCCACGCAGAAAGTAAAGCAAATGGGCGTGTAATACCCAAGAGGGAGATAAATGAATTAATAGGTAATAATAAATTAGGACTACAAGAAAAACGGTCATCTCTGGCTAATATGATTTTAAATATAGTGCGTAATAATATAGTTTATAAACCAGTCGATATTAGTAAAATTGGAAAAGGTAAAACCTATGTAGAACAAACCTGTTCAGTGCATAAAATTAAAAACAAATGTAACAGTGACCCGTTTTGTAATTGGGTCGACGAAACAAATGGTTTATCATTAGATGAATTTATTGATAAAAATAAAAAAAAAATTTTGGATATTTTAAAATCCTTTGGGTCTAATGAAAAATTACGAATTAAATATATTAATAATATTAAAAAATATATATCAGTAAATGGTTATGATTGGGATGATATTAATATGGATAATAATATTATAAACAAATTAAACATTGACTATTATCGTAAAGGAAATTGTCGGTTACTCTTATTAAATGATGAAAATGTGGATTTTGTTCATAGTAAGTATATACGTAAATTGGTAGATGAGATATTGCGTAATCCTATTCGACGACGAGAGATACTTGATAATTCAATAAAAATAGTTGATACTCGTTTATCATATAATGTTTATCCAAATGAAGTATTCTATACTGAAAAAGACATCAAAAATAATACTACTGAATTAAAGACATTATACCAAATAAATAGGCGTTCAAGATTGAGAGTATTTAATCATTTTAACAAAAATAGTAGTAACTATTATGATAAAATTGAAATAATAGAAAATAATCAATATATTGAACAGAAATTAAGAGAAAATAATTATTCACTATTTAATGTTAGTGGAATTATACCTTTTACTATTATTGGAAAACAGACTTTTAATCCAGGAGATGAAAATAAAGTTCACGATATTATTATATTAGATGATAACCAAGCATTATTAGACATTATACGATTAAATACTCCATTGACTAAGCATAGTGTAAATAGAATTTCAAGAGATATACCTTTTCGAATTATTGCGAAAGATGAATGAGATAAACTTGTTAAATAATCCAGCCTTAAGTATCATTATGTAAAATACATTATTCTAGTTTTAATATTATAAAAGTAGAATAATATTTCTAATACTATTATGTTTGATAGTAACTATTAATAATTAGAAAAATTGCTAACGTTGTTGGCTAAAAAAAATTGATGGACAAAAACTATTTAGACCAAGGGCAAGTAGCAATCAAGCAAGACAACGAACGAAATGAGCCGACAGACAATTACCAATTTTACTGGAGAAGCAGCCAAGGTTTTGGCTGTTTTGGCTGGATTTGAAGCCGAGATCAAGAGACTTACCACGGAGAATGGGCAATTGCGACACCAGTTGAGCATGTTGACCATCGCCGCAGTTCAACCTTCAAACGAATGGGAAATCGCACCAGAAGACCACATTGAACATGTGGAAAATGTTCCAGCAACAGAAGACAAATTGGACGAACAGGCACAAACAAAACAGCAACACAAGCGTCGTGGACCCAACAAACCCGCTGAACGCGACACACGATGCAATGCTCTCATTCCCGCTCTCGAGATGAATGCTGAAGGAGAGATTGTTCCATCCCAATGCAAAAGGAGTTCTGAAAATGGTTGTTTCTGCAAACAACATGCCGACCATCAGAACTACGGCACTGCGGAGCAACCCAACTTTGAAATGTTCCATCAGCATGAGCATCAACTTCAAAAGGCCTTCTACAAGAAGAATGGAATTGTTGAGCCGAAGAAAGCCAAGAAGTCCCCATCTGCGGTGAAACGGGCGTTGAACCCTTACATGATGTTTCTCCAGGTCAATCGGGACAGAGTCAAGGATGAGCTGCTGTCTGAAAATTCCCAACTGAAGGGGAAGGAACTCGCCATGGCTATCACGCGACATGTTGGAAGGCTCTGGCAGTCCGCAAAAGGCAACATGAACATGAGGGATGTGTCTGATGATGATTCTACGGATTTCTCCGAAACAGAATCCGACATTGTTGAGCAAGAATTGGATGGAATGCTTGAGGTGAACTAAACAAAACGCAAAAAGAAGTGTTGTTGTATGTGAATGAATTATGCTGAGGTTATTAGATGTGTGATTAATCATGGCCGTATAGCATAAAAAAAAACAAAAAACAAAAGAAAAGTATTTTTTTTATTAACTATATATTTTGTGTTCTATAAATAAAATAGATTTATAATTATTTGTTATTAATTTTAATTGTTTCGCTTAATATATGGGTTATCAATAAAACGCGTTTTTGTTCACTGTAATTTAGTGATGATATTAAATTATCTATTGAAATATTTTTAACAGCGTCATAATTGGGGACTAAAAGTTGTCCTTCATTTTCAGGATGTTTATTTACAATTTTTTTAGTTTTTTCATAATCGTTATGAAATTGAGTAAAGTTTTGTGAATTTTTACCACGTATATTATCAACATGTATTACTCTAAATCGTTCAGGCATATTATAAACAGTATAACCTGAAATTTGAAAACGATGAGCAATAGCATTATCACAACCAACTAAGCCTAGTTCAAAATCAACATCAACCGCAGGTTTTATATTTATAGGTGTTCGGCAAAACCATGCATCTTGGGTGTGTGCGTGAAAACCTCTAGCAAATATTTTATCTAAAAAATAAGTTCCATTAGTCAAATCCATTTCATGTCTTGAATTAGCTATGACTGTCTTATCATTAAGCACTTTATTTAATTCTATATAATTAAATTTTTCATCTAACATTATATCTAAATTTAATAAACAAACTATACTATTTTTTTTTAAATTATCATTAGCAAATTTAAATGCGTCGAGATATGTAAGTCTTTTTGATAATTGTTTTCCAATATATTTTGGATGATTTTTAATAATCTTATTTAAATAATTATCATTATCGCCTTCAAATAGGTTATAGACATTTCTGACTGCTTTATTTTCTAAATTTTGTAGTATACATAATGTTAATTCATCTAAACGTTCCGGATTTTTTTCATTATATGTTTGTATGATTATATCTAATAACTGAGCATCTTCGGTTTTATTAACAAGTTGTAATATGTTATTATATTCTGTAGTTTTTTCAAAAAATGCGATAAGAAACCTATTAAAATTACCATTATAAGAATTAGACATATCTGAAAAATGTGTATGCACTGATTTAAGACGACTATTATCATAGAAAATAAAACCGTTATTCATTTTAAATTTGCCATTGCGTTCATTAGTGTTATCACATTCAAATAGTCTCCACCATCCAAAATTATTTTGAATTGGGAAATATCCAACATTAAATTCTTCGGTGCAGTAGTCAAGGGTTTGTTGTTCAAAATAATGTGAACGTGTTTTAGTTGTAGTTCTAAACCAATCAAGAAATTTAAAATTATTTACAAAAAAATAACCTCCATTAAAATGTCCATATTTTTGTTCATTATCTTCTTGAATATAGTGGCGACATAATATAACATCTTTTGAAAAATCAATGTTAGGAAGACTATCTAATAAACAAATATCGGCATCAAGAAATAAACTATTAGAATAAGTAGACATTGCCTTTCTTAGAATTGTTTCTTTTTCTAACATAAAATCTAGCCAAATTCCTTTACTTTCCATTTGTTGTCTGTTCATATCACTGTATTTATCAAGTATGGTTTCAAAATATAATGTTAATCCATAATTATTTTTTTCAAAATAATTTTTAACTTCTGTATCACATGCAATGAAAACAGGAATATGTTTGTGATATTTTGCTAAAGAACTTAATAAAATAGTTAAATCGAAAATACCATTTTTATTAGTTAATGTAGAAATAGATTCTAATTTTTTATCTTTTTTTAAATTATTAATAATTTCCTTTGTTGTATTAAAACTACCTTGAACACTACAATTATCATTATACCATTGAACACATGCTTTACTCATCTGTTCCCATTTTTCTTTAGAAATAGAATTAATTTTTTTTTGAATATCCTCTGGTTTACTCACGCGAATATAGTGTGTTCCTTCAATTGGTGGATTATAGTAATTATCAATATCTACGTCTGGTGTGATTATTGGAATAGTACCGCACGCCATTAGTTCAACTTCACGATGACATTTTGGTCCAAATCCACGAAGACATAATCCATATTTACTGTATCGAATTAAATCAATATATTCGGTGTTAGTATATTTATATGGTTTTCCAGCTTCTTCAATTATTAAATCAAAAAAATCAATATGAGATTTCCATTTTTTTGGGTCACGAAATCCTGCTTGAACTTCATTTTCAACTTTTGCTATAAATACGGTATTAAACTCTCTTTTTTCATATGGTAACAATTTTAAATTTTCAAGATTAAGAGGGTGTCTTGCCCAAAAAATCCATGAGTAACACCTATCTTTTTGTAGTAGGTTATTGCCAAAAAGAGCACTTTTATATTTTTGTGGTGATTGTTCTAACCATTCTAATGTAGGTCTATCATATAGTAATATATCTCCTACTTCATTCCACCATATGAATGGTTCACTTGTTGTAATTACATTAATTAAACTCAGTTTTTCCCATTGTTTAACTAATTCACGAAAGCTATCTCCTTTGTGTGAATGTAAACCACTCGTAATATTCGGTAGATAAATGTTAATCATAATACTATATAAATTAATATAAATGAATATAGTATTATAATTTTAAATGTTTATTTTAATTGAAATGTAAAGTCAAAATTATTATTAACTAAAACATTATATTTTTGTAAAATAAGTTCTAATATATGTATTTTTTTGTGGTCATTTAAGTAATTATTTCGTAATCCATCAAAATCAATACATATATAACTTGGAAAAATTTTGGACTCAAACATATTTATTAACACATCATATTCTGAATTTTCAATATCTATTTTAAAAACGTCAATATTAGAATGATTATTTTCAGTCATAACAGTTTCAACCGTTTTAACTTGAACTTTTATAGATTTATTACTATTTCTTCCAAATGTTTCTAAAGAGCAAGATACATATTCTTCATTATTTGGAAAATAAAAATCAAGAAAATCATTTTTATTATAAATACCAATAGGTTCAAATAATAAATTATATGGATTACAATTTGAATTTTTTATAATATCTAGATAATTACTCTGTCCTCCTCCGAATCGTTTGTTATAAAGTAAATCTTCTTTACCTATTAATAATTTTTTAATGTTTTCAACATGTCCAATCGAACGTGGGGTTGGATCAAACATATATACCTTACAATTATATTTACCTGATATTGTTGTATCGAAACTTATATCTTCTCCAATACCTATTGAATAAACAATAGAATTATTGTCTAATTTTATATTTTCAGGTAATAGATAACCACCATAATCTGTTCCAAATCGAATCATTATATAATAACCTTAATCATTTATCTTTTATATATAAATTATTCTATATTTTTGCGCGCATTAAACCCTAGTTTAAGATTAACATCAAATGGGAAATTATATTTATCCATATAGTAATGAACAGCTGATTTGTAGAATTGGTTTTTTAATTCAGGTTTTAACCATAGAAATTCCTGAACACATTGACGATCCAGGAAAGGATATCGACCTTCAATCCCGTTTGCTCCGGCGACCATTTCCTCTTTCATGAGATACACTTCTTGAGATTGTCTATAGAAACTTTTCCATTTAGCATCTTCATCAAAACTAAATTTTGGAAAAATATCTTCTAATTCTTTGGGGAAAATACCATTAAAATAACTACATTTACTTATAGATTGTCCATTAATTGAATAATCACTCATTAGTTCGTCACATCCACTACCACTTAAATAGACACGGCAATTATGTTCAATTTTAGATAATTCGCAGATATAATTTAAACCTGTTGACGCTGGGTCTTCATGTACTTCATAATTTAATAAACTATTATCATTTGTTGTAAATCTCATTTTAAAATTTTCACTATGCGTTAATAATCTATCATAATGTTTTTTATATGTAGGTCTATCAAATGATAAAAGTTTGGGAATGCAGTTATCTTTAATAAGATATAGTCGTTTTTCTAATGTATCTATTTTTTCACAATCTGTAATAGTATAACTATAAAATTTTTTATTATGACGATTAAGAACACATGCTATAGAACCACTATCATACCCACTACTTAAGCAAATAAAAACAGGGTATTTTTCACTATATCTTTTTATAACCGCATTTTCAAAAGCCACACACCAATCATCATAATTATCTTTGGATTGATTTAGATTAAATGTGTATACTTGTTTAAGATTTATAGGTTCTAATGTGCTTAATGAAAATGTTAGAACTAAATTAGCAGTCATCTTTTCTTGGTTTCGAAACCCCATTAGTTTAAGAGGTGTTGGATAACTACTAATACCAAATTGTCCATTTTCAATTGAATAAAAAAGAGGTTTTGTTGAAAATGTGTCTGTATTTAAATAGAATACGTTCTTATTAAAATCAAAAACTATTATTGAATATTCACCATCTAACATATGAAAAAATTCATCTCCATATTTTTCGTAAAGTGGTAATAGACATTCTCCATCGCTTTTAAAAGTTGTATTAAACTCTGTTTCAAATGATTTGTAATTATATATTTCACCATTGTAGATTACAACAACTGATTTATCTTGGTTATAAAATGGCTGAGAAATAATGTCTCCTGTTATATTTAACAAATTGTGTAAAAAATAAATATTATTTATACTAATAAAATTAGTAAGGTCTGGTCCCCGTAATTGTAGAAGTCTATTTATAGTAGCTAAGTCTAATTTACTAAAATCAATAGATGATATTAAAAATGAACACATTGACTATATTTTTAATACTATAATATTTATTTATATGTATAATTTTATTATTCACTAAATATATCATTATAATATTTGATATTTAGATTATAAATATTTTTAAATTTATAATTTTTGAAAAATCTATCAAAGCTAAATCATTAAGATAAATATAAAAAGATTAATTAATTTATTATATTTATCGAATGATTGTATAATATAGTTTAATATTTAAACAATATTGAATTTATACATAAATATATGAATAACATAATTTTAATACCTCTCTATCACATTAATAATGTGTCTATTGAACAATACAATAAATATAAAGAATTAGTAGACATTAATTTAAAAAATATTAAAGATTTAAATATAAATGCCGAAATCATAGTGCTAAATAAAAAAAGTAATAATCTTAGAGATATGTGGTTTGATATTATTGAATATATATTTAGCTTAACTAAAAATGGAAAAAATGTGCTGTATATGGAGGCTGATACATTATTATTTAAAAATTGTGATGAGATTTTTAAATACAATAAAATGTTATGTTTTGGTCTTAATAGTTGGAATATGTCTTTTATCAAAAAAGATGAATTTAAACATTATGAGTATTTTAATTCAGGTTTGGTGTATTTTCCAAGTAACTGTGATTTTACAAATATAATTGATTTATATAGAAATTGGCCGGAAGAAGGAGATATAGATAAATTGAAAACTATATTTCCAAATTTTAATTTTAATTTTGGAAACAGAGTTCTTGATTATAGTGGAACTTATTGGGAATATATCATTAATACTTTGTTTTATTCACAGTTTAATATGAAAGAAAATGCAATTGAATTTATAGGTAAAAATTTAGGATTATGGAAATATAATTATAGGGGTTGTGAATATAGTAAATATCCAATTAAAAATTTTTTAGTTAATAAAAAAAATATATCACATGCACATTTTTTCATACATTCTTCAAATAGAGATAAAAATACACGATTTATAGAAATTAAAAAAATATTTAATGAGATAAATAAATTAATAAATAATGATGATTTATTGAATAATTATATAATAAATATCGATGACGATTTATTCTGAATCATAAAAAGTAGAAATTGTAGTTAATTTTATAAATTATTTATGATAATACATATAATTAAATTCCCTATTTAAAAAAAATTAATTTTTTTTTCATAATAATCTATAGTATACGCTTTATTTTTATTTAAGTATAATTTATTAAAATATTTATATAATGGATATAAAACACAAAGCAGGTATTATTTTGCCGTATCGTGATAGAGAATTTCATCTTAAAATATTTATACCAAAGATTGTCGATATTTTAAAACATAGAAATTTAGATTATAAAATCTATGTAATTGAACAAGAGTCAGGTAAACCATTTAATAGAGGTAGACTTTTGAACATTGGAACTATTTTTTCTATTATAGATGGATGCGATTATTTAGTGTATCATGATGTAGATACAATTCCAGTATCTAAAGATATCTTTTATGATTATCCTGGAGAAAAAATAAATCATATTTTTGGTTATACTGAGTCAGTAGGAGGTGTAACGTCTCTTCCAGTATCTATTATTGAACGTGTAAATGGTTATTATAATTTTTTTTGGGGATGGGGTTTTGAAGATATGGATTTAAAGTTTAAATTACAAATGTGTGGATTAAAGATTGATGAGGGTGAAAGTATTTTTTCAGATATGGATATAGATAAGAATAAACCTATAGAAGAAAGAAAGTTTTTATTCTTAAATAATTTTGATACAAATATTCGTGTAGATCTTGCTGGTGAAAAAAATGAAGAAGAAACAAACAAGAAAAAATATTATTGTGAAGTAAATAAAATGCTATATGAGAAGAATAAGTTTAATTATAATAAAACTGGGTCATTTCATGATGGATTATCTACAACTGAATTTAAAATTAATTTTAAAAAAGATTGTGAAGATTATATACTAATTAATGTTAGTATTTAAATCTTATTTCCAAATATCATTATAATATTCTTTATCATAATTCATATAACAATCTGTATAATCAACAATTCTTTTTTCAATATTACTAAACTCTGGTTTTTGTATAATATTCGTAGGAATAATTAAATACCAATTATTTTTTTTTTGTAGTATTTTCCAATATTGGTCTAAAGCATATATGGCATGTAGCTCTGTATTTTGAGATAATTTTATTACAGATGTTTCCCAAATTTGAATTAATGTATCATAGTAATGTCTTCTAACAATATACGCATTTGTACACTGAGCATTTTTAACTTTAATATAATGATTAGAAGTTTTTTCAAAAGGTCTGTAATTATTAGCACTTAATAATAGCACATCCCATTCTATTTTATCTTCTAAAAATTGATTTATAGATTTTTTTAATTCATCTACATTTAAAATTTGGTTATCATCTTCACATACTAATACATATTCATGATTTTTTAATTTTGCCAAATTCAATACGCCAAGGTGACTTAGACTACATCCAATTGCACCTTTTTCATGTCGCACAGCATTAAAACGAATCGGTTTGATATCTAATTTGCTTAGTTCATTAATGCTATCATTCATTCTTTCAGTTTTATCATCTAAATTTATTAAATAACAATGTTGAAATAATTTATCCATATGATATATATTTATAAATATTTAATACTTATATATATATATATTTAATGATTATAACTGTTAATTACTTGGGTGGATTAGGTAATCAATTATTTCAAATATTTAATATGATTTCACTATCAATTGATTATAAAGCCGAATTTTATCTTTTAAATAAAACGTATAGTGATAGTGTATGTTTTAATAGATTAGTTTATTGGGATAATTTATTTTACTCTTTAAAAAATATATTGAAAGATGAAAGTTTTTTTAATAAAATAGAATTTTCAATTTATAAAGAAAAAAACTTTAGTTATAACCAAATTACACTGGATAATAATCGAAATGTGCATTTGCTAGGTTATTTTCAAAGTTATAAATATTTTATTCATAATTATAATTATATACTTGATATTTTAAATTTTAATAAAATCATACAAGAAATTAAAAATAAATATATTTCAAAATACGATTTTAATAATTTTAATTCAATACATTTTCGGTTAGGCGATTATAAAAAGTTACAGGAATGTCATCCAATTATAGATAACGATTATTATATAGCATCTATTAAACATATTATTGAAAAAACTAAAGTTAATAATTTTCTCATATTTTATGAAAATGAAGATTATGATATTGTAGTAAACAATTGTAATTTAATAAAAAATGCTGTTAATGAATTTAATTATAATTTAATAGATACAGATATCCCTGATTATGAACAGATGATTTGTATGAGTTTGTGTCAGAATAACATTATAGCAAATAGTTCATTTAGTTGGTGGGGTGCTTATTTAAATAAAAATAAAAGTAAAACTGTAATTTATCCAAAAAAATGGTTTGGATCAGAATTAAGTGTTGATTCATTAGAAGATATGTTTCCAGAAAATTGGATAAAGATTTAGGTATAAAATTAACAATCTTATAAGTTTATCTTTTTAAATTAATATAATATATAATAATATAATGCCTGGCATTAATTTAGAATTTTTAAATACATTACGCGATGATTATACAAAATATACAAATTTTATAGAAACAGGAACATATTTAGGTGATACAATTTTTTCTATGGAACAATATTTTTCTAATTTATATACTATAGAAATTAAAAAAGAGTTTTATGAAAATGTTAAAAACAAATATCTTGGAAATAAAATAAAGTTTTATTTAGGTGATAGTTCTCATGTTTTAAATGAATTAATACCTAGTATTAATGGTAAATCAATTATATTTTTAGATGGTCACTGGAGCGCAGGTAATACTGGAAAAGGTGATAAAGATTGCCCTCTATATGAAGAATTAAATAATATCATATTACACCATAAAGATGAAGCAATAATAATTATTGATGATGTCCGATTATTTGGAAAAGGACCAAATAATGGAAATGAAATATGTAATTGGGAACATATTAATATTGATAATATTATAAAAATAGTAGTTAAAAGAATAGAAAAAACATATTTATTACCTTCGCATATATCAATTAATGATAGATTAATAATTCATATTTCAAAAAAGATGGATAATAAGTCTACGATTAGCGTGTAATTTTGAATGAAGAAAATATATTTTTTTTATTATTTTTGATAGTATTTTTATAATAGTATTAATATTAATCTCTTACCAATTACATAATTCATCAGAATTATTCAGTCTTTTTTCAAATAATCAGACATATAATTATTTGCTTTATCTTTGCATATATTTTATATGTATATCAAAAAGGATACTATTTAACTAAAACATCCGCAGCGTTTTGAAACCTTCATAAGTTTTATTAGTATTTCTTTAAAACAGATTCTTCGAAATATTTTCTTATTTATGGTTTATATAATAAGAAAATATTATATTATAAAGTTTTATAACTGAATCTAAAGTATTAACATAATTATCTCATATACCAATGATACGAAATATAATCTAAATTGCTATGGATATCTAAAATACTTGTATTTGCCCATTTTAATTCTCTTATTTTACACCTTTAGACATTTAAAACGCCGATTTTAAAAAATTATTTATATAATTAGAAAATTCATTAATTCCAAAATCAGTATAATGTCCTAAATCACTTGATATAACCTGTTCTTGAGTATAATTAGCTAATATAATTGTAGGATTAATAAAGGGAATATCATATTTTTTACAAATTCTATCCAATAAATTTATCAAATTATTTCTTGAATTTATATATTCGCCATTTTGTTTTGAATTATAATGTGAAACAATAATAATTTTTTTAGGATATAACATTTTTTGTATTTCTAAAATATCATTTTCTATTTCTTCATCACTTTGTTTTTCAATTATAAAATTATTTAAAATTTCATGAGGAGTATTCTTATTATAACCACTAAATCTTTTATCAACGCATAAATGATGTAAAAAAAAACCATTATGGATATATTTTTTATTAGAACATATTTCTATGATAAAAATATCAGTATTAATAAAAAGTTTATTATATGTATCATTATAATCTATAAATTTATTATCACATATAGCAGTTCTAAAACATAATTTATTATATGGATTGGGAATACTTAATTCACCTTTCAAAAAATTAATAAATTGTATAACTTCTTTTGTTGAATGAGAATAATTAATAAGATTATTTAATCCATTATGATTATGAATATTATTTAATCTACAAGTTCCAAATAAAGTTATAGACATATATATATATATATTATTTTTTTACATACAAAATAATATATAGAATTATTATGAAACATAAGAGCGAAGATTATAAATTAAGTGCTGTTGAATATTATTTAGTAGAAGATAATACACAAGAAGAAGTTTGTAAAATATTCAAATGTTCTCCAAGAAGTTTAATGAGATGGGTTGAAAAATATAACACTGATGGCGAAATTAAAAGATACAATAAGAAACCAGTTGCATATAAAATTACAAAAGACCAAGTAAAATATGCCTTAAAAGAACTTGACAAAAATAAAACTATTACTATGGATGAATTACTTTCAAAAATAAAAAGCAAATATCCTTTATTTGATTTATCATCACGGCAATTAAGTAGAGTTGTAAAAGATAATAATATTACATTAAAAATTACAAGAATTAGACACGAACCTAATAAGCGTTTTGGTAAAGATATTGATATAAATAAAAGCATAAAAGAGTTTTACGATGAAGTAAAGAAATACAGATTAGATGATATTATATGTATTGATGAAACAAGTATCAAGTCATTACAAAAACGAAATCGTTGCTATAATGAAATTGGAAAGCGTTGTGTAATAAAAACGCAATCACAAGAAGTATTCAAAAAATATACAGGAATATTTTCTATTTCTACAAAAGGCGTTTTAGGTTGGGAATTATATGAAAAAAGTGGAATAAATACAGATAGATTATATGATTTTTTAGAAAAACATATAACAAATAAATACAAGAATAAACTTATTATTTTAGATAATGCGAGCAGTCATAGAAACGATAAAATAAAAGAATTAGTAAATAAAAATAATAAAGTATTGTATTCAGTTCCATATCAACATTTTACAAATAGTATTGAAAATTATTTTAGTATGTTAAAGTCAAGATTACAAAAATTAGATGGATTAACACACGAAAAACTAAAAGAAAATATAACAAATGTTATAAGAGGAATACCAAAAGAAAAGTATGAAAATATATTTAAAGGAGCGTATAATAGAGATGTTGTATATATAAAAAATAAAACAAGAAAGCGAAAATTAAAAAATTATAAGGAGTAAAATAATCAGCGTTTTAAATGTCTAAAGGTGTAATATTATCAGTATGATTTTGTAAAATATAATTAAAATAAATTTCATATTCCGACGCACCTGATTTGTCACGTTCACATTCTAAAACAGATTTTAAAAAAACATTATAAAATGTATCATTATGGTTTTGTTCAATTTTAGTTATAAGTTCATCAACATATTTTGTCTCAAAAATCATATGATGTCATATACCTGATTTCATTTTATTTATTTGTTTTAGTTCTTTATCTAATTTAAACATATGTTCAAAATAAGGTTTATGATAATCCGACCCAAAATTATATAAACATTTATCATTTTCAACAAAAGTAACATTCTTTAAAAAAAATGTATCTGAATCAATTACTAAATATTTTTCTAAAATTTCTGGAATTACTCTACCCGCATACAATTTTAATAATTGTTGTAGATACCAACCATTTCTGTCTAATTTTCCATGAAATTGAGATACAGTATTTATAGTAAATGGAAAAGAATTTTCATTAATTGTTATGCAACCTTCAATATTTAAATTATTTAGTGAGCTAATTAAATATATATTTCGATATCCAATAATATTTTTTTTGTATATATTATTTGTTTACTAATAATTTCATAATCATTTGGTCCAACTGGAATAACAATATCAAACATATTAATATATATAAATTATTATTAATATATAATTTTATATCAATACATAATTATATATTAATAATTATAATTGATTTTTAGGAAAAAGCAACTAAACTACTAAAAAAACCTTCTTAAATATGCTTGTTTATGATATTTCGTCAAAATAATTTGGTACTAAAATATCCTCTAATAAATTTAGATTCATTAGAGGATATTTTTCCGAAATGTTGTATAAAATTAAGTAATTACTATTTTTAAATTATGCTTAATAAACACTTTGCATTCATAAAAATATCTGATTTTTAGTCGTTATCATTTGAGTTTAATATTTTAAAAATACCTGTTTCTATTGATTTTTTAATTCCATATTCTAAATTATGCCATAAATAGTCTGTATTTTCATTTGATACTCTATAATATACTCCCTTAGGCTTATCATCTAATATATTAACTTTTACATCTTTATTAAATACAATTTTTGAAATTTTATTTGCCAATTCACTCATTGAAGTAGCTATACCAGTGCCTATATTTAAAATACGTATTTTTTTATCGTGAAAACAAGTTTCTAATACATAGTTTACTATATCATCTATATATACAAAATCTCTAATGGCATCGCTCCAAATATCTATTGAAGGTTTATTTTCTAATACTTTTTTCATTATAGAAGGAAAAGGATAACTATCGTGTTGGTCTTCACCATAACCTGAAAAAGGTCTATATATACTAATTGTAGTTGGAACTCTTTTTGATAATATATATAATGAAAATTCACCTGTTAATTTTGACCACCCATATGTTAAGTCAGGGACAGCTATATTATTATTTAAAATATCAATATCATCTAATTTTAATTTTCGATGATAATCATGTGTTTGAAGTGGTAAAGGATAGATAGCAGATGAACTAAAATAAATTAAATTTTTACAATGGTTCTTTTCTATCCAACGAAATAATTCATTATCAATTGTTATATTATATGAAATTAATAAAGGGTCATTTTCAATAGTATGACGTCCACCAACAATTGCCGCAGCGTGTATTATAATATCAAATAATGTATTATTTTTTTTTAAATATTCAATAATATCACAATTTATAAATTCACAATAGCATTTTAAATGTTCTGGCCAATTACTTGGTAATAAAGAACTATTTGAATACATATTATCAACTATTGTAACTTTATAACCTAAATCAACCATTTTTTTTGTAAAATGTCTTCCAATAAAACCACAACCTCCAGTAATCAAACAAGTCTGCATCTATAATAATATAAATAAATAACGATATATATTTATATATTTATAATGAAAAAAATTTATTTAATGAATAGTCCAGAACTGCCAACCCCAGGCACTCACTATTATACTACAAGCAAATTTAGCAGAGGATTTGAACGACATGGATATACCGTAATAGAAGCAAAAACATTGGATAGTATTGAAGATGGATCAATCGTACTTCTAAGTAATCATGGCATAGATGAACAACATAAAGAAAAGGGTTTAGGATATTTAAAATATCTTAATGATAAATATCCAAATACAATATTTATTTGTTGGTTTTATCATAAATATTATAACGAGATTCCATTTAAGAAATTCATTTTAACAGGTGAACATTTTCATGAAAAACCCTTATTAGATAGTCATATTTTTTGTTGGGATTTACAAAATAGAATTAATAATTACATGCCTTTAACATTTAGTTCTTCAATACTTTTAGAAGATGTAGGTAATTTAATCAGAAATGATACTTTAAATGGCTGTTTTATAGGCACACCATATAAACCTGATTGGGTTGAAGGGTTATCAAATATTAAATATATCACTACTCTAAATTTCCCTGAAAATGAGCGTGTTAATCTCTTTTTATCTTCTAAAATTGCTTTTGGATTTCATGCTGATGCTAATATATTAAATAATGTTGTTGTTGAACGAATTTTTGAAGGCATGTCGTATGGTTGTGTTGTTATTTCTGATAGTCCCGCTGCTGTTAAAATTACTAATAATATTGTTCAATTAAGCACGACAAAAGAAGAATTTTTACAAGTATATAACAGATTATTAAATAATGATGAAGAAAGAAAATTATTACAGCAAAGAGGATATGAATGGATTAAAAAAAAAGGGTTATATAGTCATGTAGCAGAAAATTTTATAAATAAGTGCAAAGAGTTAGATTATAATATTAATTAACAAACTATTACTATATTTAATATTAAAAGTATTATTATGTATTAAATATATAATATATCATGTGTAATGATCACGTTTTGCACTTGTTGGTATAACGTAAAATCAAAATTTGATATAGAAGTTTACAGAAAATGGATGGGCAATATATTAAACCATGTTAATAATTTTAATCTTGTAATTTATACAAATAGAGAAAGTTACATTGTAATAGAACAATTAATAGAATCAAATAAAATAAATAGTAAATTAAAAGTTATTTTTAAAGAATGGGATGAATTTTATACATACAAATGGAATTCTGAATGGATAATTAATCATGAAAAAAATGACTTATTAAACAATAAAAGTAGTTTTAAAACAGATTGGAAACTGAATATGTTATGGAATGAAAAAGTATTTTTTGTTCATGAAGCAATAGATAACCAATATTTTAACAGTGAATGGTATGGGTGGTGTGATATAGGTTATTTCCGAAATTCGAATACTATTAACTGGCCAAATCCGAATAAAATAAATAATCTTAATAAAAATAAAATATATTATGGATTAGTTTGTAACATTAATGTCCTTGAACAATTAGTTGGAATTGTATTAAATAAAAATGAAATTAATATGCCTAAAGTACCAATACCTACAGATCAAGTATCTATAGCAGGTGGCTTCTTTATTACACACAAATCTTCTTTGAAATGGTGGAAAGACACATATTATTCTAGATTGAACGAATATTTTAAAAATAATTATTTAGTTAAAGATGATCAAATAATCATCATTGATTGTATTATAAATAATTTGATTCAATTTGAACTGGTTCACGAGGTAGACCCTACAAAAGATGAATGGTTTGTATTTCAGAATTTTTTGATATAAATATATATATATAAATATATAGAAATATTATATATTATATAATTAGAAATAACAATGATAAGTGTATTAATGCCTATATATAACGGTATTGAGTTTATAACTGAATCGGTCTCTAGCATACAAAATCAAACTTATAAAAAATGGGAATTAATAATTGGTATAAATGGACATCCAAAAGATTCAGACGTTTACAAGTTGGCTAAGAATTATGCGGAAAAAGACACACGAATAACAGTGTTGGATTTGTTTGAAATAAACGGAAAATCCGAAGCATTAAATGAAATGATTAAGTATAGTAAAACAGGCTGGATAAGTTTATTAGATGTAGATGATATATGGTTGCCTAAAAAGTTGGAAAGTCAAATACCGTATATGACCGATTATGATGTAATAGGAACACCATGTAAATATTTTGGTGATTTAAATAGCATTCCATACATTCCACTAGGTGATATAACGAGTTATAATTTTTTAAAAAGTAATCCAATTATTAACAGTAGTTGTTTAGTTAAAAAAGAATTATGTAATTGGGATAAATTAGAGGTTCTTGAAGATTATGATATGTGGTTAAAATTGTGGAGGCAAGGACATAAATTTTATAATATTGAAAGTATTCAAGTATTACATCGAATTCATAATGATAGTGCTTTTAATGCTAAAGGAAATAATTTAAAGGTTGATAAATTGTTAGAAAAATATTATTGATAAATATAGAAAAATGATGAAACTAAAGAATGTAAAGAACTTGCTGGGTTGGTAAATATATTCTTGGATCGGGCAATAATCCAATGATCGTGATTATTTAACACTCCATTTTAAATTAGGGGTTTTTATGTAAAAATGAAATATATTTTTGGCTGTTACTGGTGCTAAACCACTTAACGGCGGATTTATAATGAATACTGATAAGTTTGTTAAGGATAATATATTTATTCTTTTAATCTATTATAAGAACGACACCAATATTTATCTAAAGGACCCAGATATATATCCCCATTTTTTATCTGTCTAGGTGTCGGTATAGGACTAGTTGTAATTTCAGTAACCAATATTTTTTTATTATCTTTTAGCCAATATGTATATGGTGGACTCATATAAGATTTTCCTTTATATCGATGTTCTGTTTGATGTGATACTCGTAATTGTTGTAATGCCTCTGAATACCATCCATAATATGTTACACCATTATCTATTTCTGGTATAATATTATGATTTAAATCACTCATTTTTTAAAATATTTAATTATAAATATTTAAAAAAATAGATATCAAATTTATATTTTCTATACGAAATAATATAATTTATAAACGCTAAAATACTAATATTTAGTAATAATAATCTTTAGACCAATTTTGTATATGGTGTTTTTTAAGTTCATCATAGTCTAATTTCCGTAATTCATCAATATATAATAATGCTTCAGTGCCTATTGTTTGATTAGAAGATAATTGACTAATATATCCATAGTTAGTTTTATATTTGTATAGAATATCTCCTAGTTCTCTATATTTTTGACCATATCGTGTTAAATTTAATTTTAATTCCAAAGATATACATTCTTCAAATTTAACTTCTCTACAATTGCCTAGAATGTCTGTAAATATTATACTAGCCATACTTAAATTATATATAATATTTAAACAGTTTTTAAATATTTACAAATTTATTTACAAATTTATTTACAAATTTATTTACAAATTTATTTACAAATTTATTTGATAAGACTTTTTTTTATTTGAACGCAAAATACCTGTAAATACATGTTTTTTTGGGTCGCGTGGTTGAACATCCTCTTCTACAACTTCAACACCATTACAAATTGTAGGTAAACTATAGTGTTTAAATTTATTTCGTGTATCAACAATAATATGTCTTGGAATATCATAATGTATACTTTGATCAAGATGGTCATATTCCGTCATAAAATCTAATAGTTTATTTTGATTAATTTTTAGATATGAAATTTGGTTTATTATTTCATTATTTAGTGTATTATGTAGCTTACTAAATTTTTTTTTCATATTAAAAAAATAATCAGACTTTTCTCCAAATTTAAATGCATTTTGTAAAGCAATTAACAATGTTAGAATACTATTTCCAATAACATTAGATAATACTACTGAATTATCCTCCGAATTTTTAAAATAGTTGCTATTAAATAAAGTAAGACCACTACTTAAAAATATGCTTGGAATAAGAAAACATTTATTTAATATTGAATAAAAACCATTAGTTCTATTACATAAATATTCATAAATAATAACTCTTTCTCTTAATTTTTTTATAACATCATTCAGATGCTGTTCAATTGAATTTGTGTCGCTATTTTGCTTACTTTTTTCATTTTCACCTTTTTCTTTTAAAGCTTTATCTATTTTTGAATTCATATCATTTTCAATGTCGTAATTATTTTCTGTTTCTATTGGAATATCTATTTTATAATCAAGATTATTATCCACACTTTTAGGAGTATCATTATCACTTAAATTCATATCATTTATACTTACACCAGGCCTAAATGAATCCATAAAATTCTAATTATATATTAGATAGTATTAAATCTAAAATAAATTTAAACGCTGTATGTGTAATATTTTTTTATTTTTTATTTTTATTTTTTTAGAGTAAAATGAAATAGGCATAATATCAAAATAAGTATCACAGGAACTAATAATAATTTATAATAGTTACGATTAATTGGTTTTATCATATAAGTATCGCCAAGAGTATATCCCTTTTTTCTGTAATAATTGCGAACACCTATTCCCGAAATAACCGCAATCTTACTATAATTATGATACATCGCATATCGTTCTGCTTTTCTTAGTAGTTCGCTTCCTATACCTATATGTTGAGCACCATCAGATTTCAGTGTCCCAACTGGTTTTACACGCCCATAGACATGTAGTTCTCTAATCATAGCAGTTTTACCCTCTAATTCTGATATAATACTATGATTAAGACTTTCTGATAATCGTAATCGAATAAATCCAAGAAGTAAATTACGGTTTGGTCGTATTACCTCAGCGGATATAAAGTATTCAAGAGCATTACTCGCCGTAAATGATTTAACTATATATACTATTTCACTTTCTTTAAATTGTTGATCTTTTAATTCTCTACAACGAATACATTGACAATATATTCCCATATTTTCGGCTTCATCTCTTACAATTTCAGCTAAATGTGATTTTATAGACGAACTTGTGTACCCTAAATAATTTGTTTTTTCAACGGAATGTTTGAAATCACGCTGTATTCTATTAACTCTTACATAAGGTGGTGTTATTTTTTGACGATAAATTAATACATCTTTTAGATGTTTTGCGTCTGGTGTTAATTCCGAATAAGGTGTCCATCTTCCATCTTCTTTCCAAGTTTTAATTTCTGTAAACGATACATCAAGGCACGGATAATCTTTTAAGTAATCAGGTATAAGATCAGGGTCATCTACTAAAACTTTTTTATAGCACTCCATGTCTCCTTCAGGTGTAGCTCCTGGTAAATCGGTCATAATATGAATTTCAATTTTAAAGCCATAATCTTTTAAAAGTTTAATTGCTTGTTTGCTCTGCTTAATTCCATGTCCTCGATTAACTTTTTTCAGAAGTTCATCGTCGGTATGCTGAACTCCCAATTCAACACGAGTTACGCCAAATTTACGAAATCTAATAATTTCATCGCCATTAATTTCATCAGGTCGTGTTTCTATACCTAAACCAACAACATGTATATCAGCACGTGTATTTAGATGTTGTTCATACTCTAAACTATATTTATCTCGCACGTGAGTGTCGTGATATGTATTTGCGGCGTAGTATAAATCTCTGATAAAATCGTATGCTATATCTTTAGGATAACAACTAAATGTTCCACCTAGAATTCTAAATTCAATTTTATCAATATTATGCCCCATTTCTTTTAATGTGTCAAACCTTACCCAAGTTTGGGCAATTGCATTAAATCCAACTTTATCAGCTCGTTGCACTGCATCTTCATTACTTAAATAGCTTCTAGGCATATCAGTTGTCGCACCATTTTTGATGGTTTCATTTGGACAAAATTTACAATTATATTTACAACTAAATTTATCAGGAGGCATAACAACAGAAATATTAATAATCCCACTATCACTTCTACATGATTTCTTTATCAATTTATGATATAGTTCATCTACAATTGGATAATTAACAGGGTCTTCTTTATTTAATTCATTATAAATTCTTGATAAATCTCTTTTTGAAGGTAGACACTTATATTTTCGACTTAATTTGTTTAGTTCTTTACAAATTTTATCATGTGAATCATAACTTTCTTTATCAAGTTTAAGTAAATCGTGTATCATATGTTTTCCAACAATATTGATTTTTTTAATATCTTGTCGTGGCTCATTTTGCGCAATTTCTTCTATTTCGGCCATTTAATTTATTGATAATTTGATTTGAATTAATTAAGAGTTATGTAAATATCAATTTTTTATATTGTTATATTTAAAATAAGCCGAGCAAGGTAATCATAATCGCTGTAATATTTGTTGGGGAAGTTCTAATTGAATCTAATGGGGAAGATATTTACGATGGTCAAATAATAAAATATTAGTTAATTTATTATAATATTAGATATGTTGTTGTCTGTAACGGTTACTGTTAATAGATATTAATATCCATACAGAAATTATTGGGACCTATTAGCAATTTAAACTCATCTTGATATTTTTTAAGCATATGATTTTCTTTTAGATGTTTTGCTTTCATGTTTTCTATTTTTTTTTCTATATTATTTAATTTAATTTTTTTCTCAAGTATGTTGAATTTCTTATTGAAAAGAGGGTTATCCCAAAGCCTGTGAAATTTTTTCGCCTCAGGAACTGATGATAAATCATTAAATAACTGAAATATTATATATTGATGAATAAAATGATTAAAATTATCAATAATATGCATAATTGCTAAATTAACATAATCATATAACAATACTATATCACTTTCACAAAATCGAACAATTCTATTTTTATTGTTATCTATATTAATAAAGTTAATTTCCTTAATACCAATTAGTGATGCTTCTAATTTAATATTTAAAATATTTTTTTTACTGATATTATCATATGATTTTACATTAATCACATTATATGACGGCGACATGATATCATATTCTGTTGTATAATATCGGCCATAAATAATTCTTGAAATGATATTTTGCATATATATAATTAAACTTTAATTCTATATAAACGGTTTTTTAATAGATGATGATTAAATAATAATTATTTAATAACTATTTTTGATAAACAGCATAATAAAAATGATATGGATTTTTAATCCAATTAAATTTCGTGTACTCTCGTTTAATTTTACAACAATTATAAAAATATTGTAAGTCGTTATTATCTTGAACTAATTTAAATTTATGTTTTTCTATTATTTCAGTCCAACTTTCTCTTGAACGGTATACAGCATAATAGTTATTACAAAAATCAGGGTTTTCTTGAAAACCTTCTTTTGCCCAACTGATGCTATATAACCCATGTAATATATCTAAAAATATTTTACCATCAATATCATTATTCTCGTCTATATCATGTTCCCGTATTAAAAAGATACCTCCAGGTTTTAAAACTCTATAAATTTCTTTTATAAGATTTTCTGGATTATTTGTATGATGTAAAACCATTAATGCTGTTGCGAAACTTACACTATTATCAGGCATAGGAATTTGTTGGTTATTTAAATTACATTGAATAAATGTAAAACCATTAGTTGAGTGTGGTATACGAATATCAATCCCAAATATAT